TACCAGCTTAACAACGGCGGAGCCCTCCATCTGTAGATCACCGGTCATTGTGTCACCGGCCTTCTTCACATACGGAAGCGGCACGTCCCCGGTAGTGAGCCCGTTGATCTGGTCTTGAAGCAACTGGTCGGCCTCTGTACGATTCACAATTTCCTTATTGAGATTCTGCTCAATTTTCAGGTCCGCATTGGCCCGATCAATAGCCTCCTGATTGATATTGCCCTGGAGCACAGCGTCAGCGGCGGTCCTCTCCGCCTTCTCAGTCTCAATAGCGGTATTTAACTGCTCGTCAGCGGCCTCGCGGTCCGCGATTTCCTTGTCAATCCGCTTGCCCAGCGCCTCGTCAGCCTCCTGCCGCACCTGCGCCTCTGCCGCGTCAGCGTCCTTCCTGTCCTGAATCTCCTGTTTTAGAGCTGCATCCAGAGCCTTGATATCATTTTCGGCGGTAGTAATGCGCTCCTCCAGCGCTGTGATTTCTCCATCGATTCTCTCAATGTCCGCCCGAATCTCCGCGATATCGTCCGCGTTCTTTTGCGCCAGCTCCCACGCCTTGTTTGCTACCTCGCTAACCTCGTCAACCTCATGGTTGATAAAGTCAATGTCAGTTTTCAGGCCGCCGACTCTCTGCACCAGCTGTGCAATAGAGCTTTCAAACTGATTGCACCATCCCTCAAAAGGGCGCTTGCTAACCACCCAATACGCGGAGTTCTTAGGCATCTGCCAGTTGTCAGGGGAAGAGGTGAGGCTACCCAGATACTCCATGCCGCCGCCCGCAGTCGCGGTGATAACAGCCGTTGTACAACCCATGCCTTTCAGGATATTCGCTACAGTGATACCCTGCATACCCTGCACATCCTGCTTGCCGCAGTTAAAGAATACCTTATCACCGTTAGAGGACTTATAACCAATCGCACAAATCGCCTGTTTGGTGGTCATCCCCTTAGCCTGCTCCGTAATCTCACCGTCCAGAATGATAGGCACAACAGACCCAATGAGATCAACCACCTGATTCTGGCACAGAGTATCCTCGTCAGTATCGCCGCCGAAAATCTTCAAGGCCCCGTGCCGGTTGAATCCGCCACAGAAAATGCCACCCTCAGGCGTGCTAGCCATAGGTGCACCCATATACCGTGCTACGCCCTTCCACGGCGCGTCCGTGGTTGCACTAATAATTGCGTTGGCGTTAGTCACAAAACTAACATCCTGAATACTCTGCACAAGCCCGGAATTTGTAGTATTTCCAAATGCAGGCATAAGCTTGATAAAGATAGGCTTACCGCACTTGTCAACACACTTCACGTTGATAACGTGATACGGGCAACTGTCGTTTTCAGAGTACCCGCTCTCCATGCCAACCTCGTCCCGATCATAATACACATCATTGGACACAGCCGCGCCAACCACTCTATCAAGAGCCTCATAGCAATTACGCTGAATTTGGTTCCATCTCAGGATGCACTCATTCACCCGCCCAGCCATTTCGCACATCTGAGCTTGCACGTTAGGTCCAGGGATATTCACCACAGGCCGGACAGGGGGCGGCACAGGTGTCCCGCAAGGACCCGGCTTACAAGGGCCGCAATGCTCAGGCTTGCAAGTATCGGGCTCACAGCAATGGTCAAAATCATGATAACAATCTTTCATTAGAATACCTCCATAAAGCACCCTCTAAGGGCCTCAATAATCATTTCGTCCACGTTGATGAAGGTTTTACGGAAAGCCGCCAGCAATTCAGACCCACTAATACCAACGTACCCGCTGACAACTTCCTCAATTCCGCTTTCCTTTGTCTGCGTCTCATCTTCTTTTCTATCCTTGCTTTGCGTATGCTTTTCATCTGTCTTGCCCTGCTCGATCCCAGCCGTATGACGCTCTCCTGTTGTATCCTCAACGGTATCATTATGTCCCGTGGTATTTTCGGTGAGGTTGGACTTGCCGTTTTCATGCCAATCTTCATTATAGTTTGTAGTCCTATCTGTGTTCTCTGTTGTATCCTCATGGTATGTTGTATCACTAGTATAGTCCTTATTCTTTTTCTCAGTCTCCCCAACCGTCTCATTTTCAGTTTCGTTTTCCGTCACGTTCCGTGTCGTATTCTCGGTTACCTTCTCCGTTTTATTCTCTGTATAACTGTTGCTAGTATGCGTACTTTCGTCTGTGTTCTGGTCCTCGCTAGTTTTTGTCGCATTTGTGAGATAGTTCCATACAACGCTGTTCGTAACATCTCCACTAGAAGTAATGCCCTTTTGCGGAGTGTCAGAATAAAGTTTACTACCATCTGTGTTTACACTACGATCAAGCGTGCTATCACTCGTCCCAGACCCCTCGGTCTTAGTAGTCGTATCCCTGGTTGTCTCTACCGTCTCATTCAGTGTCCTATCTTTAGTAAGCTCCCTAGTGATATCCTTAGAATTGTCCTCTGTTGTATTATCCACAACCCTAGTTGTAGAATCTTTAGTTCCGGTTACATCCTCGTCAACAACATCCTTAGAAGTCTTGTCGCCCTGCTTTTCATATGTCTCTTCTGCCGTGTGATCCAAAGTGCTGTCATATGCGCCAGTTAAATTCCCTTTTGTGCTTTCGTCATCCCTATGACTATTCACGAAATCCCTGAGCATGACGGCTGCCGAATTCTCACCGGAATTAGCCACCCTAAGCAGATTCTCCACGTTCCTACCATTAGTCTTGACCAACTGATTCAACATGGGATCAAACTTAATTAGCTCGCTCTCATATAGCCTGTTATAGTATGGCATAATCTTCATCAATTCCGCGTTAATAAAATGCTTGAATCTGTCCGGCGTCTCCGCGCCGATCTGGTTAAACCAATAG